AACTGGTACTCTGAGATTTAACACCTCAGATGCAAGATTTGAAGGATACACTGGTTCTGCTTGGGCATTAGTTGGCGGCGGCGCAACTGGTGGTGGTGCAGATGAAGTATTCATTGAGAATGATCAGTCAGTTACCACAGATTACACAATTACAACAAATAAGAATGCAGTAAGTGCTGGTACAATCACAGTAAACGGTGGTGTGACAGTTACAGTGCCTTCTGGAAGTAGATGGGTGGTGGTATAATGGCTGTCGTAATTAACGGAACAACTGGTGTTGATAAAGTTCAAGACGGTTCTATTGGAACTGCTGATTTGGCATCTGGTGCAGTAACCGCTGCAAAATTGAATGTTGGACAGATTGGTGGCAGAAGGAATCTGATTATCAACGGTGCCATGCAAGTAGCTCAGAGGGGTACTGTTTCTTTTAATGATGCTAATGGATACGGCGGCCCAGATAGATTCATGGCTTGGGTTAATGGCACAACGGGTACGGTTAATGTTTCTCAAAGTAACAACGCACCTGACGGATTTTCAAATTCTTATAGGATTGAAACAACCTCTGCTGGTAACTTCAGCGCTGGGGGTTCTTACCAAATATGGGGACAGTTGTTTGAAGGTCAGAACCTTCAAGGGTTAGCGTTTGGCACATCATCTGCAAAAACTGTTACTGCATCCTTTTGGGTAAGAAGTTCTCAAACAGGAATTATGAATATTGAATTTCGAAATAACAGCGCAAGTAAACACAATATCAGTCAATATACAATTAACTCGGCGAATACTTGGGAGTACAAAACAATTACATTCACAGGTGACACTGTTTCGGGATTTGCAAACAGTAATGCACTTGGTGCATATTTAATTCACTGGGGGAAAAGTGGATCAAGTTACAATACTGGAACAGCACCTACAAGTGGCTGGGTAAGTCTATCCAGTACAAACTTTGCTGCTGGAGCAACATTAGACTATATCTCTGGTGTAGGGCGTTACATTGAGTTTACCGGCATCCAATTTGAAGTAGGCGATACGGCCACACCATTCGAGCACAGATCATATGGAGAAGAGCTTGCGCTATGTCAAAGGTATTTTCAAAGAAAAGTTGTGCCACAAGATTATAATGACTCTCTCAACAATAGCGCTCAATATAGTAGTTTTGACTTAGCAAATACTATGAGAGCTAATGGTACAGTTTCAGTGAGGACTCAAATTCGATATTGGACATCAGGAAATGCTGCAAATACCACTCCTACTTTATATGGATACTCTGATCATATACTTATGACAGCAACTGGTTTAACTAGTGGAAGAGGATGGATTGATGGAGAAGTAAATGTTGATGCGGAGTTATAAGAAATGGAAAATATGAATATTTCAAATGCACAATACACTCAAATAGTGTCTGGAGAAAATTCTGGAATAAAGGCAACAGTTAATGGAATTGAATTGTTTGTTCCAATCTCAGAAGGCAACAGGCACTATGCAGAAATCATGCGTCAAGTGGATGCCGGCGAATTAACGATTGCAGATGCAGAATAAATAAAAGAAAATAGGAAAGAATATAGATGAGTAACATTGTCCTACAACCAAATGCGAGTGGAACTGGTAACATTACCATCGCTACTCCTAATACGAATACAGATAGAACTCTGAACATCCCAGATGTTGCTGGTAACATTGTTACAACTGGTGATAGTGGAACTGTTACAGCAGTGATGGTTGCTGGAATTAACACTTCTGCTTTGCCGTCTGGAACTGTTGTGGGAAGTGCAATGTCATCCAATTCAACAGCATACACCACCACTAGTGGAGCAAAATATACTGTTGCTAGTGTGTCATATACACCAAAATTTTCATCTACTCAAAGTGATATTTATCTTTTTGGTGTTGTTGCTCATGGAATTGGGCCCAAAGAAACAAACCTTGATACATATGGACTTTCAGTTGCTTTTGAAATAGATGGTAGTTCTACTGGAACACCTCAGTATGCTGATGTTTTTACTGGACAAACCCCTACTGGTGCGAATGGGATTTCTTATGGCCCAGAATGGGATATTAGAACTTGTGCGATAAATTACAAAAATTATAATTCTTGGAGTGCCGGAGTTGCTACAACATATGGAATTTATGCTGACAATGATAGCACTGGTGGAATGTTTGTAAACAGATGTGTTGCCGCCACTGGCAATAGAGGAACAAGTAGTATCCATGTATTGGAGATTTTGAAATGAGTAGGTTAGAAAAAGATTTTATATTTGAGTCACTAAACGAGTTGCGTAATGGAAATAATTATTCATTAACAGGAAATACTTTAGATGGATTGGTTTGGGATGAAGGTTCGGTTAATCCCCCGACAGTAGAACAAATTCAAGAAAAAATTGCAGAACTTTCAGCTGCAGAACCAATGAAACTTCTTAGAGAACACCGCAACGCCAAACTCGCAGAAACAGATTGGGTTGTCACTATGCACAAGGAACTAGGAACAAACATTCCTGCTGCATGGAAAACATACAGACAGGCACTAAGAGATATTACAGATACATATACATCACTGGATGATGTGGTGTGGCCGGAGAAACCAGAATGAGTACAATTCAAGCAAATGCAATTCTAGATGCCTCTGGTGGCAATACGACAACCATTAACAGTGTTACTCCTAATACTGATACAGTAAGAGGACGCAATCTTATCATCAATGGCGCTATGGAAATTGATCAAAGAGGAACGCTTGGTTCGGCAAACACTTCTGCATCGACAAGTTTTGTAAGATCAGTTGACGGAAATTGGTTTTGTGTAGAAGTTACAGATGGGCAATGTTCATATGAACAGGTTCTTGATGCTCCAGCAGGCACTGGTTTACGTTATTCTCAGAAAGTCACAGTAACAACAGCAGATACATCTCTGTCTGCAAGCCAAAGATTTGTGCCGACACATGGCATTGAAGGGTATAATTGGAATCGTTTAATGTGGCATACAGCAGAAGGTAAGGATGTTGCAGTTCAATTTTGGGTAAAATCTTCTGTAACTGGAACATACGGATTTACAATTAGAACTGGTGGCGCTGGTTTTTCATACTGTCAACCCTACACAATTTCTCAAGCAAATACATGGGAAAAGAAAACATTCACAATACCAGCTCCAACATCCTTACCTAGTGGATCTGTAAGCACTACAAATGGAACTGCCTATTATTTTATTTTTGGTTTGGGAATTGGTTCTGATTTTGATGTTGGAGCAGATGAAGCATGGACTGTTGTTTCTAACGGTCAAGGAAGAACTTCACACACAAACCTTATGGCAACCAATGGTGCAACATGGCAACTTACTGGTTTTCAAGTTGAACAAGGCACTGTTCATACTTCTTTTGAGCACAGAATTTATGCAGAAGAGCTTGCGTTATGTCAGAGGTACTTTTATCGTTTTGGAGATGGTGCTGGAGCCACAGGAACTGTGTTTGGAAATGCCATAGGACAAAGCACTACGGCTGCTGCTGGAGTAGTAGTTGCACCAGTAGAGTTCCGAGGTTCTCCATCTGCAACTGCTAATCTTTTAGCAATACAAGATACAACCAATGTTCATAATGTTACAGGTGTTACCATAAGAATTGATTTATCCTCTAACAATAGAGTTATTTATTTAGTATTGGCGATGTCGGGTGGAGGCGCAACAGCATTTAGACCTTATTTCTTTACGACTCAGTTAAATGGTTATTTAGATTTGGGAGCGGAGTTATAAAAAATGAATGAAATGAATATCACAAATGCTCAATATGCTGCTGATAAAGGTACAAATGTAGCAATTCAAGCCACCATCGGCGGTGTTGAAATGTCCGTCCCACTCGATCCAGCAAATCGTCACTACGCCGAAATCATGCGCCAAGTCAATGAAGGCACTCTAACTATCGCTGACGCTGAATAAAAAAACATGTTATGCAAAATTATGATCACTATCTTGGAAACCCTCTACTAAAAAAATCCAATGTTCCTGTAGAGTGGACAAAGGAACAAATTCTTGAATATCAGAAGTGTATGGAAGAACCCCTACACTTTATTCAAAATTATATCAAAATTGTTTCTTTGGATGAAGGACTCATTCCATTCAAAATGTTCCCTTTTCAAAAGGACATGATTGGAACAATCCACAACAATCGTTTCACAATCTGTAAGATGCCTAGACAGAGTGGTAAGTCTACTACTCTGGTGTCTTATATTCTACACTATATTCTCTTCAATCCTAACATGAATGTTGCAATCCTAGCAAACAAGGCTTCGACTGCACGAGACATTCTTTCTCGTTTGCAACTTGCATACGAAAACCTTCCTAAGTGGTTACAACAAGGCGTTATGTCTTGGAACAAAGGTTCACTGGATTTAGAAAACGGTTCTCGTGTGGTTGCATCATCTACGTCCTCATCGGCGGTTCGTGGTGGTTCTTACAACATGATCTTCTTGGACGAATTTGCATTCGTTCCTACCAATGTTGCAGAGGACTTCTTTAGTTCTGTGTATCCTACAATCTCATCTGGTAAGTCTACAAAGGTTATTATTGTTTCTACACCAAATGGTATGAACTTGTTCTACAAACTTTGGGTGGATGCAGAGAACGAAAGAAACTCTTACAATGTTATTGATGTGCATTGGAGTGAAGTTCCTGGCCGTGATGAGAAATGGAAAGAAGAAACTATTGCAAACACCTCTAAGGAACAGTTCCAAAGAGAGTTTGAATGTGAGTTCTTAGGTTCTTCTAATACACTTATACACTCATCAAAGATTAAGTCTATGGCCTTCTTTAATCCTATTCAGTCAAATGCTGGATTGGATATGTATGAAAAACCGAAAGAAGGACATACATACACACTTGTAGCCGATGTGTCAAGAGGAACAAACAATGACTATTCTGCATTTATTGTGTTTGATGTTTCTACGGTTCCCTATACAATTGTTGCAAAATACCGTAACAATGAAATCAAACCTTTACTTTTTCCAAACGTCATTCACGATGTAGCCTCTGCATACAACCAAGCATATACACTCATAGAGGTAAATGATATAGGTGAACAGGTTGCAACTTCTCTACAGTTTGACTTGGAGTATGAGAACCTAATAATGGCAAGTATGCGTGGTCGTGCGGGTCAAGTCGTTGGCGGTGGTTTTAGTGGTGGAAAAGCACAACTTGGGGTAAGGACAACTAAAGCGGTTAAAAAGATGGGATGTTCAAATCTCAAACAAATCATTGAAACTGACAAACTAATTATCAATGATTATGACTTGATTAACGAATTCTCTACCTTTATTCTCAAAGGACAATCCTATGAGGCTGAGGAAGGACACACAGATGACCTTGCAATGTGTTGTGTTATCTTTGCATGGTTAGTACAACAAACATATTTTAAAGAGTTGACAGATGATGACATTCGTGCTAGAATGTTTGCAGAACAACAAAATCAACTAGAACAAGACATGGCACCATTCGGATTTATTGATGATGGTGTGAGTGATTATGGTGAAACCGTAGTCGATGAGTATGGAACTCGTTGGGCTCCAGTGGTTCGTGCCCATGATACTGATTGGTAGAAATCATTAAAATCCTACATAATATCAATAATATCGTTTTCTAATTTAAGGAAGCAGTTTGCACAAACGACTTTGGATTGATTGATTAACCCTACAACTTCTGTTCTAGATTCCTCATTCAATCCTTTTCTTTTTGTTAGTTTACGAATTTCCCTCTCGTGAGGGTAGAATTGGAGACAGGCGGTTTCAGACTCCCCACAGTAAACACAGGTTTTGTTACCAAGATATTCATTAATCCATATCTTACGAGCCCTGTAATTTCTTTGGGAAACCTTCTTTATGGTTTCTTTGTATTTCTGATAATGCTCCGACATATTATTATTTATGTGTTGCCTAACCTATAAAAAATAAATGAAAAGAAGGTTTTTTATAAATATTCGTGTAAGTTTGGAAAACTTAATAATGAATCCATAAAGGAGAAACAGAAATGGCATTTCAAGTATCCCCTGGCGTGCAAGTCAATGAGGTTGATCTTACTAATGTTGTTCCTGCTGTTGCTACATCAATCGGTGCGATTGCTGGCCACTTTACTACTGGCCCAGTATCACAAATCGCCGCAATTGGTTCAGAGCAAGAGTTGGTAGCAATTTTTGGTAAACCAACATCAGACAACTATGAAACATGGTTTACAGCCGCCAACTTCTTGCAATACAGTAATGCATTGCGTGTTGTTCGTGCCGACATGGCAGGATCAAAGAACGCAACAGCAGACGGCACTGGATTGCAAATTAACAATGATGATGTATATAATGCAAATTATGCTGGTGGACAGGGTTCTGTAGGTGAGTGGGCTGCAAAGTTCCCAGGCGCTTATGGTAACGCTCTCGCAGTATCAATTTGTTCAAACGCAACTGCATATGAACAAACTGCTTCATCTACAGTAGATAGTGCTCATATCGTAGGTGCAACAACCCTTGCAGTTACATCTGGTACAGACTTTAATGTTGGTGATATCATTTACCTTCAAGAAGCAGACGGACAACAGTATGAAGTTACTGCAATCGCAACTAACGACCTTACCATTCGTCAATTAGATGTTGCTAGTGGTGGTGGACTAAAATCTGCAATGGCTGGTGGCGAAGCAATTCGCAGACGTTGGAGATTCTACGACTTGTTTGATGGTGCTCCTGGCACATCAACATGGGCCGCAGACAAAAATATCTCAGCAGATGAAATGCACATTGTAGTGTATGACGCAACTGGTGGTATCACTGGTTACGACAACGATCTCGCTGGACAAAGAGGAACATCTGTAATCGAAACATATGGTTTCGTATCACAAGCTGCCTCTGCAAGAACCGCACAAGGTGGTTCAAACTTCTATCCAAATGTAGTCAATACTGGTTCCAGTTATGTTCGTTGGATGGATCACGATGCAACCTTGACAAATGCTGGAATAGACGTTGCATCTGGTAGTTCTTATGCATCTACTGCTGGTAAAGCTGGTGTTCTTACAGACACACTAACTGGTGGTACAGATGGTACTGCAAGTCCACTTGCCGCTACAGTTGGTGAACTGGATATTGCATATGATAAGTTCTCAGATGCAGACACAGTTGATATCAACCTAGTTATGGCTGGTAAATCACCAGACAGTACAGATGGTGTTACACATGCAACTAGCATTATCGACCTTTGCGAATTCCGTAAAGATTGCGTTGGTTTCATCTCACCTCGTAGAGCAGACGTTGTTGGTATTACAACAGGTGTTGCACAAACAAATAATGTTGTTGGTTTCTTCAACAACCTTGCAAGTTCGTCTTATGCTGTATTCGATAGTGGATACAAGTATATGTACGACAAGTACAACGATGTATATCGTCATGTTCCATTGAACGGTGATATTGCTGGACTTGCTGCGAATACAGACAATGTTGCTGACCCTTGGTTCTCACCAGCTGGTTACAACAGAGGACAAATTCGTGGTGCAGTTAAACTAGCATACAACCCAACAAAGGCACAAAGGGATATCCTATATCCTGCTCGCATTAACCCTGTCTGCACATTCCCAGGCCAAGGTACAGTTCTGTTTGGTGACAAAACTGCACTATCACGCCCAAGTGCATTCGACAGAATCAATGTTCGCAGATTGTTCCTTGTACTTGAGAAGGCAATTGCTACTGCTGCTAAGTTCCAGTTGTTTGAGTTCAACGATGAGTTTACTCAAGCACAATTCCGTAACTTGGTGGAACCATTCTTGAGAGATGTTCAAGGACGTAGAGGTATCACTGACTTCTCAGTTGTTGCTGACGAAACAAATAACACTGGTGAAGTAATTGATAGAAATGAGTTTGTTGGAGACATCTATGTCAAACCAGCTCGTTCAATCAACTTCATTAGACTAAACTTCATTGCTGTTAGAACTGGTGTTTCTTTCAGTGAGATTGGCGGATAAGGAGATAAGAAATGGCTAGCATAGACGATTTTAAATCAAACCTTATCGGTGGTGGTGCAAGAGCGAACCAGTATCGTGTCATTATGACAACACCCCCAGCAATCGCTACAGGTTTAGATATAGTAAGAACACAATATTTGGTTAAGGCAACATCGTTGCCTGGCCAGACAATTCCAGAGGTAACTGTAAACTTTAGAGGACGCCAATTGTTCCTCGCTGGTGACAGAACCTTTGAAACTTGGACAACAACAGTTATCAACGACACTGATTTCATGGTTCGTAACGCAATTGAGCGTTGGATGAATGGTATCAATGATCTTGAAGAGAATACAGGACTTGTCAATGTATCTGATTACACTGCTCAGTTGAGCGTAGAACAGTTGGATAGAGATGACAGAATTCTAAAGTCTTACACTCTAAGAAACTGTTGGCCGACTGTAGTTGCGCCAATTGAATTGTCATACGACACAGTAAGTGATATTGAATCCTTTGATGTAACTTGGAGATACACAAGTTTCTCCGCTAGTAACGTATAATCCAGTTTTACAAACCGACTAAATAGTTGGGTAGAACTTAGGAGAATTATAGTATGGCGGAACTTTTTGGTTTCAGAATCACAAGAGCGAATCAGGGTGGGAGTGGTGATGGATTCACCTCTCCCTCTACTGATGACGGCACACTTGATATTGTATCAGGCGGTGGACATTATGCGTCTATCCTTGATATGGATGGCCGTGATCGTAATGAACTTGACTTAATTCGCAGATATCGTGATATTGCACAACAACCAGAGTGTGACAGTGCAATTGAAGATATTGTAAATGAAGCGATTGTCTCTGATGAAAGAGATCAATCGGTATCTCTTTCCCTAGACAGACTTGACCTTTCTGCAAACATCAAATCGAAAATCAGAGATGAATTTGATGAAGTGTTGCGTTTGCTTGACTTTAATGCAAAAGGACATGATATCTTTAGACGTTGGTATGTTGACGGTAGACTTTATTATCATAAGATTATTGATAATAAAGCGCCTCGCAAAGGCCTTCAAGAACTTAGATATATTGACCCTCGCAAGATTAAAAAGGTAAGAGAACAAAGGAAAGAAGTAGACAAAAAAACAGGATTGGAAATTGTTCGTAAAGTTGATGATTTCTATCTGTACAATGAAAAAGGAATTGATCAGAATACTGGAACTTCTTCTGGTGTAAAGATTAGTCCTGATGCAGTTACATATTGTCCATCTGGTTTGGTGGATATGCATAAAGGTACAGTCCTTTCTCATTTAAATAAAGCAATCAAACCTGTAAATCAGTTGCGTATGATTGAAGATGCGTTGGTTATCTATCGTATCTCTCGTGCGCCTGAAAGACGTATTTTCTACATTGATGTTGGTAACTTGCCTAAAATTAAGGCAGAAGCTTATCTAAAAGATGTGATGAATCGTTATCGTAACAAGTTGGTGTATGATGCACGAACTGGTGAAATTCGTGACGATAGAAATCATATGTCAATGTTGGAAGATTTCTGGCTGCCTCGTAGAGAAGGTGGTAGAGGTACAGAAATCACAACCTTGCCTGGCGGTTCAAACCTTGGTGAGATTGATGATATCACATACTTCCAGAAAAAACTATACCGTTCACTCAATGTACCAGTATCAAGACTTGCAGAAGAGACAGGGTTCTCTATTGGCCGTTCAGATAACATTACAAGAGATGAACTCAAATTCACAAAGTTTGTACAAAGAATTCGTAAGAAATTTTCCATTCTTTTTGCAGACATTCTTAAAACACAACTTGTTCTTAAAGGTGTTATTGCACTGGAAGAATGGGATAGTATTAAAGAACATGTTCAGTTTGATTTCCTTGCAGATGGTCACTTTACGGAACTCAAGAATGCAGAAATTCTTAGAGAACGTCTAGACATGCTTGGACAAATTGAATCTTATGTTGGTACATATTTCTCTAAAGAGTATGTTAAGAAACATATTCTTAGAATGAATGACGAACAAATTGAAGAAATTGAAAATCAAATTAAAGATGAAGAAGGTGATGAAATGGGTGGAGATGATGACGGAATGTTTGCCCATAATGATCCATCAAAAGGAGATAAATGATGAACACAGTAAGAGACTTTGTAGATTCTATTGCAACAGGTGACAACCTTGCCGCAGAAACACATTTTAATTCTGCACTTGCAGCCAAAGTTGGTGACGCACTAGAAACCAAAAGACAAGATGTTGCAAAAACATTTGTAACATATCATATCCCAGAGGTAGAAGAAGATAGTGAGTAAGACTGTTTCTCAACTCAAACAAGAGTTACCAGAGAAAGATGAACACAAACAATCTAAGGAGTATAAGAAGTTATCTCCTAAGATGAAGGGTGCTGTT